ATTTTTTTATTTTTTTATTTTTTTATTTTTTTATTTTTTTATTTTTTTATTTATTAAAAATTAAACAAAAACATATTCATATATTTCAAGAATTTAAAAAAACAACTCGTCAACAAACATTAATATAAAATGATAACAATAGAATCACAAGGAAAAAATATAATATTATTTGGAAGAGAAAATAGAAAACCAACTGTTAAAATAATATCAAACTTTGCTCCTTATTTCTATGTAGAAGATGAAAATGGTTTATATAAATCTGTTTTAGGCAAATCTTTAAAAAAAATAAATTGTAAAGTTCCATATGATGTAACAATAATGAGAGAAAATTATTCTAATCATTATGAAGCAGATATTCGATATACTAATAGATACATCATAAATGAAATTGACGAAATAAAAAAAGAAGAAATAAGGATTTGTTATTTAGATATTGAAACACGAAAAACAAGCAAAGGATATGAATCAGTTGAAAAGGCAAATAATCCAATTGCAAGTATTACATGTTACGATAATTTTGATAAAGAATATAAAACATTTTATGGAGAAGAAGTAAAATTAATTAATGAATTTGTAAATTATATACAAGTTAAAGACCCCGATATGTTAGTTGCATACAATGGTGATATGTTTGATTTTCCTTATTTAATTAATAGAATGAATAACTTAAAATTAGATACTAATAATTTATCGAGAATGAAGGGAAAATCATATACTACAAAATATGGTGCTCATGTTTTTGGGAGGGTGTTATTTGATTTGTTGCCTGCATATAAAAAACATTTTGCAGAAAATAGAAGAGAAAGTTATTCATTAGATTATATTAGCAAATATGAACTTGGCAATAAAGGAGGGAAAGTGGAATATGAAGGAAGTTTGGATGATTTATATAAAACAGATTTAGATAAATTTCTAAAATACAATCAAAAAGATGTTGAATTAATAGTTCTTCTTGATGAAAAATTAAAAATAATAAATTTCTTTGATGAAATTCGAAGAATGGCTTTTTGTAAATTTGAAGATGTTTTTATGAATAGTAAAACTGCTGATTGTTTATGTTTAAAATATGCAAAAAAACATAATTTTGTTTTGCCATCTGTAAAAAAGCATGAAAAAGAAAGTTATAAAGGTGGATATGTAAAAAATAGTGACCCTAAATTACATAGAAATATATCAGTGTTGGATTTTAAATCTCTATATCCTTCAATTATGATTGGATTTAATACTTCGTATGAAACTTTAATTGAAAATGGAGAATTAAATATGGATAATAAATTTAGATTTAAAAAAGAACGTGGTATTATTCCATCAATTGTTAAACCGTTATTGGATAAAAGAAAAAAAATTAAACAAGAAATGAAAGAATTAGACATAAATAAAGGAAAACTTCATAGATTAGATTTAACACAACATGCTTTGAAAGTAATAGCAAATTCATTTTATGGTGTTATGGGATTTAGAAATTTTAGATTATATAATCTAAAAGTTGCAGAAAGTATTACTTATTTTGCAAGAAAGATAATTCAGGAATCAGAAAAATGGCTGAAAGAAAATGGGTATAATGTAATTTATGGTGACACTGATTCTGTGTTTGTTTCAATTGGTGATGAATACTTGGAACAATTTAAAAATACAGTAATAAAGATAAATGTATATCTTAAAAATTATATTGAAAAATTTGGGGTTGAAAAGGAATATAATATTTTCGATTTAGAATTTGAAAAAATTTATAAAACAATTTTCTTTAAAAGGAAAGCTGATGGTAAAGGAGCTAAGAAAAAATATGCAGGAAGATTGATTTGGGCAAATGGAAAGGAATATGATAAAATAGATGTTAAAGGGTTTGAATCAAGAAGGTCAGATTCACCACAAATTGGTAGAAATTTTCTAAAAGAGGTTTTAAAGCGAATAGTTTATGAAGAAAAATATGATAATATAAATAAATTTGTAATTGATTTTAAAAATAAAATAATAAATAATGAATTTACTATTGAGGAATTAGCATTACCAATTGGAATATCAAAATCATTAAATCAATACAAAGGAAATCCAATACATATTCGTGCAAGTAGATTAGCAAATGAGAAACATAAAGCATGTATTCAAGCTGGGGATAAAATAAAATATATTTATACTAAAGATAGTGATGGTGTTATTGCTTTTAAAGATAAAATGTGGGACGGATATGAAATTGATTACGATAAAATGATTAGAAGAATCATTGATTTAAAAGTGGGTCCTTTATTTGAGAGTTTGGGATGGAAATATGAATATACAATTATTAAATCAATGAAAAAGAAAAAGGAGTTAAGTTATGAAGAACAATTTAAACAATTAGAACTATGGTAGAAATATACAACTTAAAAGAAGAAATAAATAAATATTTAGATTCAAAAAAAAGTATAGCAAGAGATAGAGATTATTTTTATGTAAGTGAAATAGGAAAATCTAAAAAAGAAATTTATGAAGATTTTATACATCCAAAATCCAAAAAATTTGATGCAAGAGTAATGAGACTTTTAGAAAATGGAAATAAAGTTCATGAGAGATTTATGAAAATATTTGCTGAAATGGGAATATTAGTTTGTGCAGAAGTTGATGCTGTATCAAATGATTTAGTTCATGGAAGATTAGATGCGATTATCACAGATAGAAAACAAAATTATGTTGTTGAAATTAAAAGTATTAATATGTGGTCTTTTAATAAATTAAAAGAGCCAATGTTTAATCATAAATTACAAATTCAATTTTATATGTATTATACAAACATTCCAAGAGGATTTATTTTATATGAAGACAAAAATACACAGGAAATTAAATACTTTTATTTAGACCTTGATAAAAAATTAGTAGAAGGATATATTAAAGAATTAAAAGTATTAAAAGAAAATATAAATAAAAAAATAGAACCAGAAAATAAACCAATTAAATTAGAGGATATAGAATATGGAACTTGAAACATATATAAAAATTTCAAATAGATACGAAAAAAGAAAAATATCTGTTCCTCTAAATGCAGATAAACAATGGTTTAAGAAATTAAAATTATTAAATGAAGAGCAATTACATATTATTAGAACTGATATTAGACAAAATAGAACTAATAGTTTGAAGAAAAAATTAATTGACATTAAAGGAATTATTATTCGTTTAGATTCATTATTACAAGAAATTTTAAGAGAAAATGAATTTATGATTTGTCCAATTTGTAGAAGTAAAATGCTTAAAGCACCACTTGGTGTCGTATTTACTAAAGTAAATGGTAAATACTTTTTTGATATGTCAAAAGAAAAAAATATCGAATATAATTATAGTTGTGAAAATTGCGTTTTTTCAACTGGAGTATCTGTTTATGAGAAGCAACAAAATCTTTTAAAGCTTAGAAGAGAATTAATATCTAAGGGAGAACATTTTTTGCCATCAAAATTTAATTATTGGCATTATGAAAAACAACCAAAAGATTTATAAAGATTAAATTATTAATTATATTAGTAAAAAAGAAAGGAAAGCATTGGAATAAGGAAATTCTAAAATATACAAAGTGAAAACAAATAGTAGATTAAGAAAAATTAGGTGGATTATGGTATCAACTAAAACATCCAATGTTGGAGGTGTAGTATTACCACCAGATATTATGGAAAGATGGAGAAATGTTTTTGTTAGAGTTAAAGAAAGTGGAACACAAATAATACTTGAATCCGGAGCACTGCCAATATCTATGAAAAAAACTGATTTATATTCTGTATCTAAAAAAGCTGGTGAGGTATATTTATGAACGATAAAAAAAATATAGCAATACTTTCTGACTCACCGTTTTTGTGCACTGGCTACTCAAACCAAAGTTTAAAATTAGGAAATCTTTTAGTTGAGGAAGGACATAATATTTTGTATTTTGCTTCTAATTATTTAGGACAAAATCTTGAACCACCAATAACAATAGAAGGCAATCAACAAATAAATTTTAAAGTAATTGGACAAGGAAGAGAACAATATTTTAAAGATTTACTTCCAATTTATACAAAACAATATAAAATTGATATTTTAATTATTTTATTAGATACATTCATGTTACATGGAAATGATGCTTGGTTATTAAAATTAGATTTATCTCCAGCAAAAACAATATTTTGGTTTCCAAGTGATGGAGGTGGTGGATTACCATTAGGATGTGAACAAATTTTAAAATTTGTAAATGTTCCAATAGCGATGTCAAAATTTGGACAACAACAATGTAAAGAAGTTCATAATTTGAATACATTATATATACCACATGCAATTAATACTAAAGATTTTTATAAATTGGATGTAGACAAAAGATTAGAATTAAGAAAAAAATGGAATTTAGAAAATAAATTTGTTATTGGAACTGTAGCGAGAAATCAAGGTAGAAAAATGTTAGATAGAACTATAAAAGTTATGGCTAAATATTCTAAATTAAATCCAAATGCTGTTTTATTAATGCATTGTGACCCAACTGATGTAGCACAAGTTTTCCCAATTGTAGAATTAATTAAAAGATATAATATTGAAAATAGAGTTATATTTACTGGCACAACATATTATAAAGGAATTGATTACAAAGATATGAATGAAATTTATAATTTAATGGATGTATTTTTATTAACAACAAGTGGAGAAGGTTTTGGAATACCAACTGTTGAAGCAATGTCTTGTCAAGTTCCTGTTTTAGTTACAAATTATACAACTACAAAAGAACTTGTAATAGATAATAATGCTGGATTAGGAATTGATGTAGTTGGCGAAATAACTGGAAGTTGGGTAGTAGAAAGAGGACTTTGTGATATTGATGATGCTGTTACAAAAATAGATTATTTATATAAAAATATTAATATTAGAAATGATATGGGAAAGAATGGAAGAATTGCAGTTTTAGAAAAGTATTCCTGGGAAAAAATTGGTGAGGAATGGAAAAAAGTAATTAAAGAATTGGGGGATGTTTATTAAATGAAATTAATTGGCGAATATAATAAAAGAATTAAAAGTGATAAAGATATTGGAAATTTTCTTGAATTATTATATGATAAAACAATTGAATACAAAAATCCAAATATATTAGAATTAGGAACGTGGATTGGAAGTTCAACTATTACTTTTTTAAGAGCAATTGACGAAGTAGGTGGAAAATTATTATCTGTTGATAATAGAAAATATAAAATTATGGATGAATTAAAAAATAATAATGTTGAATTTATAATACAAGATAGTAAAAATTTTAAAAATAATGATAAATTTGATATAATATTAATTGATACTATACATACTTATAATCAAGTTAAAGAAGAATGCAATATGATAAAAAGTTTAATAAAAACTGGAACTAAAATATTTTTTCATGATACTATTTTTAAACCTGAAATCATTCCTGCTATTATTGAATTTACTAATAGTATAAAATGTAATATTAAAAAATATATTGAAAATAAAGGATTATGGGAGGTTACAATTTTAAAATGAAATTAATAAATCCAGTTGTTCCTAAATGGAAAGAGTTAGAAAAAGATTTTAAAAAAATAGTAAAATCTAAAGAATTAACAACTGGGACGTGGACAAAAAAAGTAGAAGAAAAAATTAAGAAAATTCATAACTGTAAATATTGTTTAGTGGTTTCATCAGCAACGAATGCTTTTTATTTATTACTTAATGCAGTTAATAAATTATACTCTCCTTCTAAATGTGTAATGCAAGATTTTACGTGGCAATCAACTAAAGATATTGCTAAATTATTTTTTAAAGATTCAATTTCTTTTGTAGATGTTGATAAAAGTAACTGGATTAGTAAAGAACCATCATCTAAGAATGTTTTATTTATACCTAATATGACTTTTGGAAGTGTTGAAACATTTAAACATAAAAAAACAATTTATGATAGTTCTCATTGTTTAGGAAATAATAGTTGTAATGGAAGAGGTTATGGCGAAATAATTAGTTTTAGTCCAGCAAAAATGATTACAGCTTGTGAAGGTGGTTGTATCATAACTAATAATAAAAAAATATATTATGAAGCATTAACGATGAGAAGATATCATGGAAGAATTAGTGAATTTAATTCTTGTTTTTTTTATCATAATTTAGATAATTTAAATATAAAGGTATTAGAAAAATCGATAATTGATAATTTATATTTTTGTAATTTAGATAAATATGAAACATGGAAACCATCTTATAAATTTCCAACATATCCTAATGAAATTGTTTATACTCATCCTAAAATGAATAAAAAAAGGAGAAGAGAAATGAGTAAATTATTCGATATTAGATTAAGATATAAACCTTCTAATAAATTAAATAAAAATTCAATGTGGATTTATAAACATCAGATTGTATTACCATCTGTTGATGGAAAAAAACAAATGGAGGTTATTAAAAAATTAAATGAAATATGTAAATAAAAGAATAGCTGTAGATATTGATGGAACAATAACCAAATTAAAAAAAATAGAAAGATTTGATTGGGAGTATCTTTTAAGTATAGAACCAGATAAAGAAATGGTTAAATCAATTAATGAATTATATGAAAATAATACTATATATATTCATACTGGAAGACAACATAAATTTAAACAGATAACTAAAATTTGGTTAGATAAAATTGGAATTAAATATCATTATTTGATTATGGATAAATTAACTGCGGAAGTTTATATTGATGACCGAAGTATTACTCCAGAACTTTTTTTATTAAAAAATAGTATTGATAATTTGATGGAGGTGATTAAAAAAATATGATTAAAAAAATATTATTAACTGGGGATTTGGGATATATCGGAACCACATTAAAAAATAAATTAAAAAAATTAAAATATAATATTATTGAATACGATATTAAAAGAAATAAAAATGAAGACATTAGAATATTTAAATTTAATAAAAAAGTAGATTTGGTTATACATTTGGCAGGTATTGTTGGAGATAACGCATGTGATAAAAATATTATGAATACTTATAAAACAAATATTAAAGGAACGTTAAATATAATAAAATATTGTAAAAAACATAATATTCCTTTGTTATTAGCAAGCAGTTGTTCTGTATACGGACAGCAAGAAGGTATCGTCTATGAAACATCAAAATTAAATCCAATTAGTTTATATGCACTAACTAAAATGTTAAACGAGAATGATTGTATAGAACATTTGTCTAATTATATTATAATGAGATTTGGAACAGTATTTGGTTTAAGTAAAGAATATGGATATAGAGAAAATCTTGTAGTGAATGGTATGACAAAAAATGCTGTATTAAATAATGAATTAATTGTTTTTGGTGGAGAACAACATAGACCATTTATTAGTGTAGAGGAGTTAACAAATACAATTGTATATTTAATTAGAAGTTTTAATAAACATCATACATCTAAAATTTATAATTTGAATGCATTTAATTTAAAAATAATAAATTTAGGTAAAAAAATACAAAAAATTATAGGTTGCAAATTAAAAATTGAAAAGCGTATAACAGATAATAGAGATTATAAAGTTTCAAATGATAAAATAAAAAAATTTTATAAGATTAAAAATGATTTAAATAAAGAAATTAAAAAAATAGTAAAATATTTAAAAAAGAAGTAAAAAAATTATGAAAGAATTTAAAAAAATAATAATTTGTGGAACTGGAAGATGTGGAACTAAAAGTATGAAATGTATTTTAGAAAATTGTCAAAATTGTATTTCAACACATGAATTTAATCCTATATTACCTTGGAATTTTAATGAAAAAGAATTTAAAAAAAGATTAAATCATTTTAATAATATAAAAGTTAAATATTATAGTGATGCAGGTTCTTGGTATTTAAATTATTTAGAACGTTTTATAAAAGAAATTCCAGATATCAAAATTATAATTTTAATTAGAGATAAACAAAAAGTTATACCTTCATATATTGCAAAGTGTCAAAAATATAATTTTTGGAATCATGAACATACTGATGGTAGTGAACCACATAATAATTATGATAAAGGATTTCCAAATTATGGTGATATATCATTAAAAAATGCAATTGACAAATTTTGGGATAAATATAATGAAAAAGCTTCTAAATTAATTAATAAATATCCTAAGAATGTTATAATTGTTAATGTGGAACTTTTAAATAGCACAATTGCTTTATTAAATATTTTTAAATTTTTAGGTATCGATTATGAAGATACAGTTATAAATAAAGAAAATAGAAAAAATATAATATTAAATTTATAAAATGAAAAATAAAAATAAAATAAAAATAACTCCAAATGATAACAGTATTGCATATACTTGTAAAAAAGTTTTAGAACCTTATTACAAAATAGTAGAAAAAGATGAAGATTATGTTTTAAATATTACAGATAAATGGGATAAATTACTTACAGAATTATATTTCTCAAAAAAAGAATATTATTCAAATCCAAAAGAAAATAAACTATGTATAAAAAAACCAATATTCGGGAGTAGTTCAAAAGGTCTGTCATTAGAAATATTTAATTCTCAAAAAATACAAAAAGGATATATTTATCAAAATTATATAGAAGGTCAAGAATACACAATTGATTGTTGGATATTTAATTATAAATTAAAAAATTTTGCAGTAAGAGAGAGACATAATATTTGGAATGGTATTTCAATGAAATCAATTTTCACTAATAAATATAATAAAAAAATTAAATCAATCTTAATAGATATTTTTAGTAGATTAAATTGGATAGATGGTATATATACAATACAATTTATTAGAGATAAAAAAAATAAATTTTGGTTAATTGAAATAAACAGAAGACCTTGCACAAATATGTGTTATGGGGGAGAATCAAATTTTATTTTAAATTATGTAAGAGCAAATTTAGGAGAAAAATATTATATTAATAAAATTAAATGTAAAAATATACAACGTTTTTTAGGATGGATTATTAAATGACAATAATAGATGGATTATATAGAGGAAGTAATACAGATAAAGATAAATTTTATCATAAAAACTGGTTTGGAAATGAATCATATCAAAGGCAAGATAGTGAAATGAGAATTAAATTTCTAATGAGTAATTACGATTTTACAAATAAAAGTGTAATCGATTTAGGATGTAATATAGGATTTTTTTCATTTGGAATAGATAAATTAAATTCTAAAAAAGTTACTGGAATTGATTATGATAAAAAAGCAATTGAATTTGCTAATGATATGAAACAAAAAAATACTATAAAAAATGTTGATTTTATAAATTCAGAAATAACAATAGATAAATTAAAAGAAATAGGAAAGGTTGATTGCATTTTAGGATTAGCAGTTCATTCGTGGATTATGCATCAGTCCGGAAAAGAAAAAATGGAAGAAATTATAAATTGGTCTTCTAAAAATAGTAAAGTAAATTTTATAGAACTGCAATATGTTGGAGAACCTGGTCAATTAGATTGGTTAAAAAATGATAATGATTGTAAAAAATACTTGAAGAAGTGGTTTAAATATGTTTATAAAATTGGCGAAGTAAGTAGTTGGGGTCCAAGAACACTTTGGAAATGTTTTAATGATTTTGGAGATTTTAAATTAATTTATAATAATAGAAGAACTAAATGTTATGTTAGTGATAATATGGTTTTTAAAAAGGAAAGAATAAATAAAAATATTACATTTGATAATGAAATTAAATATTTAAAAAAATTATCTGATGAAGCATTTTCACCTAAAATTATTTCTTATAATAAAGATGAATTATATTTAAGTGGAATTAATGGATTCAATTTAGAATTTTTAACAAAAAAGGGATTTAAAATAGATATTGAACATTTTAAATTTATATTATTTAACATTCTTTATACTTTAGAAAAATATGATATCAAACATCAAGATATCTGTTTTGAAAATGTTATAATTAGTATTGGTGGAGATGTATATTTAGTTGATTATGAATATGCTTCAAGTTTAAATGGTTCATTAAAAAATAAACTTCAAAAAGAAAATACTATTAATAACATAACAATGGGAAAAGAGCTAATAAATAAATTAAAAATGTCATATAAATTTTTTAACAATGAAAAATAAAATAATTGGCGTCGTAATCGGACAAGATAGTGAAAGAACTATAAAGTTAGCACTAAAAAGTTTAAAAGGTTGTTCTAAAATTTATTTTATAGACGGTGGTTCAACTGATAAAACTTTAGAAATTGCTAAACCTTTATGTAATAAAATATATAAAATAAAATTCGATACTAATAATCCAGCTATGCCTGGAATACAAAAGAATTTTATGTTAGACAAATTAAAAGAGAATGGTCATCTTGGAGATTGGATTATTCATTTAGATGCAGATGAATTATTAGAAGATAATGGAATTGAAATTCTAAAAGAAGAATTACAAGATAAAAAATTTGAATGTTATGATATTAAAATGAGACATTTAATTGATAATTTATTACTTGAAGATGCTACGAATAATCTTCATCAAACTCCAACACGAGTTTTTAAATTAACAAATAAAATATTTTTTCCAAAAGTAGAACATTGTGTAATGCATGGAATAAATTTAGATAATGTAGGATTTTTAACTAAACCAGTTGTTTGGCATTTGGCTTATTGTGGTGGGATTTTTGATGTTAAAAAAAGATATGATGGTCAAATGAAAAGAAAAACAGATATCGGAAGTCATAATGAAGAATTTTTAAAGAAATGGAAAAATGCACATTTATTTAATCAATATCCTAAAAAACAAATTAATATTATTGACTTACCAGAAATACTTTTAAACGAATTCGATATAGATAAAGGTGAAATATATTTTGCAGAAAGAGGGATAGAAGCAAAGCATTTCATAGAAGCGAGAATATGGAAAGAATATTTTAAACCAGCAACTGCTTTATGTATTGGTTGCGGTTTAGGACATAGAGTTTTTGCTTTGGATGGTTATATTAGTGATGTTAAAGGTGTAGAAATAAATGAATGGGCAGTTAAAAATACTCCTTATAAAAATTTAGATATAAGACAAATGGATATAACTAAAGATTTTTGGAAAGAAAGAGATATGGAACTTGTGGTTTGTTATGATATTTTAGAACACATTAATTATAAAGATTTAGATACAGCAATAATAAATATAATAAAATCTTCATCAAAATATATTTTAATAAGTGTTCCAGTTATTGGCGACCCTAATTTATTAAATGATAATACACATAAAATATTTGAAACTAAAGAATGGTGGGTTTCTCAATTTACAAAACAAGGATTAAAATTAATTAAAACACCAGATAATTTTCCTTTTAAAAATCAGATTTTATTATTCGACAAATGAAAAACTTAGAAAAAAAATATGGAAAAATAGCAATACAAATTGCTTCAAGAGATAGAGCATCCGAAGTTGGATTACTTTTAGAAAGTTTGATGTTCCAAACATATCAGAATTTTAATATTTATATTTTAGACGACGGTTCTCAAGTGCCATTAACGAACTTTTATTTTATTAATTATTTAGTTGCGAGATTAAAATTACAAGGACATAATGTTAAAATAATTAAAAATAATATTGCATCTGGAGTAAGTAAAGCCAGACAACAGCTTGTTGATTATGTAATGAAATATGGAAAAGAAAAACTTTATTGTAGAATCGATGATGATTCAATTTGTGATTCTAAATTTTTAGAAAAACTAATAGAAGGAATAGAAAGTGGATATGCTTTAGTCGGTTGTATTGTTTCACCAATTCCAGGACCAGATATTAAAAGAGATATAAAATATGTTGAACCTGTTATTAATTTAGCAAGATTAAATAATAAAGGAGAATTAATACAAAATGAAGATTCATGTGGTTATAGATATACAGAAGAAAAAATAATTCCAGCACCACATTTCAGAAGTTCGTGTTTATATAAAAAAGAAATACATGAAGCAGGTGTTGATTATAATTCTCGTTTAAGTAAAAACGGTTTTAGAGAAGAAAATATTTTTAGTTGGAAATGTTTAATTAAAGGATTTAAAATAGCAATTCATACAGGTGCAATTAACTGGCATCTTGCAACTCCATCTGGAGGAGAACGGGATACAATGAATATGACCGCATTCAATCAAGAACAATTTGATTTAATTACTAAAAAAATGTTTGAAAATGAAGGAGATTTTTTACAGAAATATTATGACAAATTAGGAATAACACTTCCACCTATAAACGAAAATGAGTTGTTAAAAGCAACGAATTTAATAACACGAAAATGAGAGACTTTAGAAATCGATTACAAATTAATAATGAACAGAAAAAAGAAGTAGAGAGATATTTGGGTAATTTTACAGTAATGACTGAATATGGTTTTCTGCAAATGGTTAGAAAAATAAAAAAGTTGGAAGAAAAAATAGGAGATAAAAAATATGAGATTTGAAATATTTGAACAAATATTAAAACTAAAATATTATAGAGAATTATTAAGCTTTATGAGAGGGCAAACTGTTGATAAAGATGGAATATATTTTGATGATTTTTTAAAATGGTTTCATCAATTGGAGGTTATTGATTAATGATAAAAGTAAATATTTTTGGTGATATATTTAACAGTAGTGGATATGCAATTCATACTCGAGAATTTAGCAATGCTCTAAATAAAATAAAAGATATTGAAGTTTCTTTAAACACTAATTTAATGCAAAATTGGATTAGATTTGTTAATGATGAAGAATTAAAAATGATAAAAAGAAATTCAGATGATAGTGATATTAATTTATTAATAGGATTACCGCCTCAGTGGCAATATTATTTATGTGAAGATAAACCTACAATCGGATTTTTTGTTTGGGAAGGTGATAAAGTTCCAATTTCTTTTATTGAAATATTTAAAAATAAAAATTTAAAACAAATCTGGATGCCATCAACTCACGTAAAAGATGCAATATTAAATACAACTAAAGATAAAGAAATTATAGATAAAATCAAAATTGTTTCTCACGGCGTAAATAAAAATTTATTTTACAAGAAATTAAATAAAGAAAAAAATAATAAATTTACTTTTTTAATAGATAAAGGATATAGGAATGAATTTGATAGAGGTGGAATACAATTTCTTGTAAGAAGTTTTCTTGAAGAGTTTAGTTCTAAAGATAATGTAGAGCTACTTATAAAAATAAATCCAGTTTATGGTGTTAATCAAATACAAAATTTAATTGGAAAATATTCTAAAAAAATAGATGAAAATAAAAAGTATGCTTATATTAAAATTAATGAAGAAATGTTGCCTTATGAAAAATTAGTTGAAATATATAATTCAGGAGATGTGTTTTGTATTACTTCAATGGCTGAAGCATTTCACCTTGGTGGATTGCAAGCAATATCTTGTGGGTTACCTGTAATGTATACTAATTTTGGTGGACAAACAGATTATCTAAATAATGATATTGGTTGGGAACTAAAAAAGAATAAACCAATAAAAGTTGATTGGGATGTTTTATATGAAGAAATATCTTGGAAAGTTCCAGATATAAAAGAGATTAGAGAGAAATTAAGATATATTTATGAACACCAGACGGAAGTAGAAACTAAATCTAAGAAAGCACTAATTCAATCAAATAATTGGACTTGGAATTTAAGTGCTGATAAAGCCTATAAATACATTAAAGAACTCATCTAATAGAGACATTCTGATACACTTCTTAAAAAGTAATATAACTACCTTACTTTTTAATTATCGTTTAAATTTGAACACTTAAAATAGTAATTCTAAGTGTTCTACTACCTAAACTACTCTATTTTATACTAAAAAATAATAAAAAAATAAAAATTAATAATTTTATGCTATTGTTACATCAACATTATCAAATCCATCAAACTCTCCGTCATCAAAATCTAATTCAGCTTCAAAATTATACAAAACATTATCTTGTTCAAAAGTTCCTGTCACAGTTGTCTTTGCTTCTCCATCTTTGAAATCATCAACAGATACTCCTATTTCATAGTCTCTATCATTGATTCTTAATCTGCTCATTTCTTTATCATCAAGAATTGTTCCATTTACGTCTTTATTGTCAAGTTCATCAAATAATTCTTCATTAATTGCATCAACAGATAATTTCTTAATTTCATTTACAAAAATAATTCTATCAGTAATTAAAGAGATATCATCCTCTTTTAAATCATCTAATAAATATGCAACATTTCCTTCGTTATCATAAAGATGTTCAAGAACTAAATCTAAATTTCCATTATCTACTGGAACTTCAATTTCAACAGTTTGATTAACTAACTTTTCAACTTCTATAGTGTTATTTACAATTTGTTTATCAACGATAGTATTAGGAAATGCGAAAGCTCCTCCTAAAGCACCAATTAATAAAGCACCAACACCAATAGCTGTTATACTTTTCCAATTCATTGTTATATATACCTCCTTTCAATTATATTAAATAAAATTTTCATTTTTAACGATGTTTTATCCAGTTTCTAATTGCTTCAAATATTGGAACTAATCCCATAAACTCAATATGGTCAGTTGTATAGCAAATTGCACCTGAAACTAAGATTTCAGCCAAAGCAATTAAGAATTTATTACAGGTTTTTTTCCAATCAAATTTTTTAATTGTCATTTTATATTTATTAATTTTTTAGTATTTAAATATTTATTAATTTAACTATATAGTTTTTAATTGTGAATTTACGAACTTATTAATTTTTTTGCTTCTGTATTCAATCCTTTTGAATATGAAAATAATTCATTCCAACTAAACCAAACATCGTAATAATTAGTTTCTTCTTTATATTCTTTTCTATCTTTTAATATAAATTGTAATTTACTGCAAATCCTTCAAAAAAAGGAACTAATCCTCCAGCAGCACTATCCATTTCAGCTTTAAATTTCAATTGTGTTCCTGTATTTGTGAACCTATGAATTTTACTAAGAGTAACTTCTTCATAATTAGAACCATTATTGGCAGATAAATAATATGTAATTAAACCATTTGTCGGTTCATCTGAAACAGAAAGTATTGCATTTGTTATCGTTGAACTTGCTGTATGTGCAGCTGTAATAAAAGTTTTATTTGATACAGGTGTGCTTGTTAAATATCTTACAAATGAAATACACATATGTCCACCATCTGATCCATCTGTTCCTGTCGTTGCTCTAAATC